CACAAATCTTCCCGTAACATTGTGACAAGGATTACTGCATCATGTTGAAGCTGCCTGTTCGGTTGAACACACAAGCAGGGTTCTCAGGCCTGCGTGAGCAGACCCCATCAGAGGTTCAAAGTCTAGTCGTCAAGCGCACACTCGAGAAGTTTGCGAATGCCGGCTCGTCTGCTGTTGACTTCCAAACCGGCCACATCCACGTCAACGGCGTTCACGCTGCACTGTCTGGGATTTCAGGCGGCACGGTCATTGGCCAGTTCCTCGACACAACCAGAAACTCAAGTCCTGGTGCTGTGGATGCTGGAATTGCCACTACCACATACGACTTCAAGCAGAAACTTGACGCCGTTGCTGAGACAGGCGTCTACCACCCACTTGTCATCGAGAGTGGAACAGGCACAATCCGTGAGATGACGACGGTAGAGTTCAACTCAATGATCTCTGACGTCATGGCGGAGATGGTTGCTGGTGGACCTGGATCATACTACCTGAACCCGAGTGCCCCACCGAGTGGTACGTGGGTCTCTGTTGCTGATGTTGTCAACATCGCGAACACGACAGCAAACAACACGACGACACTTTGGAAGTGTATCACAGGCGTCGGAGCAGCAAACACAGACAACCGCCCGATGCGCCTCGATACCAGTTCGCCGACTGAGATTGCTCTTCGTGCGATGTCAGACGCAGACCTCGAGAAGTTCGCTCTGCGGGTGCAGAACAAGATCGTCAACGACGGTATCGGTCAATACCGCCTCCAGTTTGATTCCCCAGCAGGCGCCCTTGGCGGATCGTGGGTTCAGATGGGCGGCGACTTTGCAGACACACGCCACGTAGCAACACCGCAATCGTTCACAAGCTCATACACCGGCGTTTACCAGGGCTCATTCACTGCTCCGTACACCGGTTCATACGGCGGTTCGTATGGCAGTGCGTCGACAGGATCCTACACTGGTGAGTTTGCTGGCGGCTACGTTGGTTCCTACGCGGGCGATTACATCGGCTCGTATGGCGTGCCATACACTGGTGCCTACGCTGGCTCATACAACCAAGTGTTCACAGGAGCCTACGCTGGCTCATACACTGGGGGCTTCACTGGTGCTTACGCTGGTGCATATGCAACTGTGTACAGCGGCCTCACACCAAAAAGCTATCAGGGAACATTCTCTGGTTCGTACCAAGGATCGTTCACTGGCTCGTATCAAGGCACCTACTCAGGCGTGTACGCCGGCGCATATCTTGGCGGCTATCTTGGCTCCTACGCTGGTTACTACGCTGGCGGATATCTCGGGGCCATGCCGGTCTACTACGCTGGTTGGTATGCTGGTTCTTACGGCGGATCGTACACCGGTGAACGGTACTACACAGGCATCGTCGGACCGTTCTACCAGATGTTTTACTACGAGCCACTCGAGCCACAATACTTTAGCAGCTCAGGCTCGTATGTCGGTTACTACGTCGGTTACTACTGGGGATCGCGTCTGCACTGGAATCCAACGTACTTCGTTGGTTACTACCTTGGCTACTACGCTGGTTGGTATCAGGGATGGTACACAGGAAACTATGGCGGATCGTATGTCGGCAACTATGCCGGTTCGTACCAGCAGGCGTTTTCAGGCTCGTACGCGCAGATGTTCACGGGCTTGTACGCTCGTGAAAGCATGGGATTCTTCACTGGCTCATACGCTGGTACGTACTCGCGCGCTTTCACCGGATCGTACATCGGTGGCTACACTGGCCAGTTCTCAGGATCGTACACAGGAACATACGGCGCCGGTTTCACTGGATCGTACACAGGTTTGTACTCTGGCACATACACTGGCTCGTACGCCGGATCATACACAGGCACGTATGGTCAAATCTTCACCGGTAACTATGGTGGCGGCTACACTGGTGTCTTTAATTCATCATTCACTGGACAATACACAAGGCAATCTACAGCTGTGATTGTTCAACCCACATTCGAAACAATCTCGACTGTAAGACTTTGGCTACGGACGGCTTAATATGAACCGCAAAATCATCAATCCACTTTGGATCAACAACGCTCGGACAACGCTCGAGTGCTTCTTCGAGTTCGACAATGGCGTTCGTGTTCGCGCAACGATTGGAACGACGCTTCCGAACGGTGCTGAAAACCCTGACTACGTCGCTGTCCTCGAGCAGTACTCACTGACCGACATTGAGCAGAACACTCAGCGTCGCATGGCAGAGATGAAGCGCGCGCGAGAGCTGAGCGAAGAGAAGCAGAAGGAAGCCGTGGTCCGCAGAGAGACGGAAGAGTTGTACTTCGTCAAGCACGAAATCTTTGCGATCCCTGAGATCAAGGCATCGAAAGACAAACAGATGAAAGCACGGATCCGCCGCGCTAAGTCGAAAGCAGAAGCGCAAGCGCTTGCTGCAGTATTCATTATGAAGGAACTGGGTGATGGCAACAAAGGCAAAGAAGAGGTCGCCGAGTAAAGGGTTCATTGTAGTTGCAACGAACTACAAGGCGTTCTACGAGCTGGCAGTGTTCTGCGGGGAGAGTCTGAAAGACTACTGGCCCGAGGCTCATGTTACGTTGTTCACCGAAGAGAAGTTCATCGACGATCGCGCGCGCGAGACGTTTGACAACATCATCACAGAGGGTGTCCCCTCACACTACCGAGCCAAACTCTGGGCTCTCGCAAACACTCCGTACGACGTCACGTGCTATCTCGACGCTGATATGGAGATTGTTCACGAAGACATCAAAACCGTGTTTGACCTTTTGCCAGAAGGCAAAGATGTTGCCTTGACGAAGGTTCGGCCGTACAATGCACGGATATCTCGCTTCCCTGGTGGTGAGCTGACGATGCATTGTGGGTTCCTCGTTTACAGGAAGACCAAACACACAATCAAGTTCATGGAGCGGTGGTGGGAGCAGTATCTGTTCCAACGCGCCGTTGACAAGAACAACGCCGCAGTGTGGAACTTTGATGAGAAGAAGTACCCCAAAGAGCTGCGGATCTTTGATATGTTCGCGTTCTGGTGGGTGTACAACATCGACAAGCTCCCGCTCGACGTGGTGTTCATTGAAGATGATGCTCGTTGGAACTTTCACCACGGATACCTTTCAACAGAAGCAAAGAAACCAGTTGTGATCTATCATCATGAGGTTCCAGGCAAGTTTACAGACGGAGAGCTGAAATATGGCAATGCGCGCGATCCCAATTAAGAGCACCGACCTTCTCGAGCTGCTCGACCAATACGTCATCGACTTGACTGCCGTTGCTAAAGACATCAAGCCGCCGAAGACGTATGACCCACCAGGCAACGTCCAGCCAGCTGAGTACTGGGTATCACAAGAGTACCTTGACTTCATGCAGGCAAAGGAAAAAGCAATTGGTTATCCTGAGAGTTGTTGGGGCATTAGCATTGGAGCTGATGCGTACGGGCGCGCGCCGGCGCATCTGATTCAGGTTGCGTCGGACCTCGACTTGAAGTTGTCACAGCTTCTCGGCGCGCGGAACTGCGCTGTCAAGATGTACTACCCAGAAGGTGGCTGGATGGGCTGGCACCACAATGCCAACGCCCCCGGCTACAACATCCTTCTGTCGTGGACAAAGAACGGAAACGGCTACTTTGAATGGGAGCATCCAACCACGAAAGAGAAGCACCGTGAAAGCGACGCTCCTGGTGGCTGGACGTGCAAGGTTGGCTACTTTGGACACTTCAGCGAGCCGGACAAAATCTTCTGGCATTGCGCGCGCGCGTTCGAGACACGAATCACGCTTGGCTTCATCATCCCCGACAAAGAGATGTGGGAATCGATGATTGACGATATCAGCGAAAACTACTAAATAGGGGCTTACAGGAGAACACCGATGCCTCTAGCAAAACAAAACCTCTACGTCGATCAGGGCGCCACTTTCACAGAGACGATCCAGCTGCTGGACGACGAAGGCCTGCCTCTCAACCTCTCGGGGTACACTGGCTCAGGCAAGATGAGGAAGCACTACACATCATCAAACGTAGCAGCGAACATCGCTGTGTCTGTGTTTGATACGACCGGAACGCTGAAGCTCGACATGACAGCAAATGTCACCGGAGCGATTGCATCCGGCCGGTACGTGTATGATGTTGAGATTGTAAACGTCGACGGAACGATCAGGGCACTCGAAGGGATTGTCACGGTGACACCACAAGTAACACGATAAGGAATCGCTATGGAACTCGCAGGCAATGAGATTGTGAAATTGGTAGAGAAGTACAAGCAACTCACAGCAGACCTCACAGCAGAGCTGCTGATGTACAAAGTGAAGCACGACGTTCTTCAAGAAGAGCTGAACACGAGAAACGCCATCCTGCGACAAATTGAAGCGGACCGTGCCGCTCAAAGGGACCCTCGCAATGAGTGAAGATGATCCGCTGAAAGGCGGAACTACCGTGATCAAGATGCAGGACCACAAGGTTACGGCCCTGTATCGCTGGCCCTCAAATGAAGAGACATACTGGCCAAAGCCATCAGAGTGGAAGTGCTATCTGTTCCACAAACCCAACGCCGGGTTTGGCGGAATTGTGTGGCATCCACAAGAAGGCGCCGTCCCAAATCGGTTCGTTCGCTGGATGTCGAAGGTGTTCTTCGGCTGCACTTGGGTCAAGGTGAGCAAATAAGGCTGACTAAATACCTCGATCCTATAGGAGGAAGGTACAATGTCAGTCCCAACAACACGCACAGAATTCGCAGAGTTCTGCCTGCGTAAGCTCGGAAAGCCTGTCCTCGAAATCAACGTAGACGAAGACCAAGTCGATGATCGCATCGACGAGGCGCTGAAGTACTACTACGACTTCCATTTCGACGGTACGGAGCTTCTCTACTACAAGCACCAGATCAACGCGAACAACGTTTCGCAGAAGTACATCACGCTCCCTGAGAACATCATTGGGGCTGTGCGTATCTTCCGTCTCGGTGACAGTCTTGCAGGCGGTGGCGATATGTTCAACATCCGCTACCAGATTGCATTGAATGACTTGTACACATTGACGTCTGTGTCAATGGTTCCGTACTACATGACGATGCAGCACCTCGCGCTGCTCTCTGAACTCCTCGTGGGCGAACGCCCAATCCGCTACAACCGTCACGTGAACAAGCTGTACGTCGATACAGATTGGAACACGTTGAACATTGGCGAGTATCTGCTTGTTGAAGCATACTCAGTTGTCGATCCAGCGACGTACCCTGACGTTTTCGGTGATAGGTGGTTGCAAGAGTATGCAACTGCACTCATCAAGCAACAGTGGGGTACAAACATGAAGAAATTCGATGGAATGCAATTGCCAGGTGGCGTCACGATGAACGGCCAGAAGATTTACGACGAAGCAACTGACCAAATCGAGAAGATGCGCCAAGAGATGAGCACAACATACTCGTTGCCAACTTACGACATGATTGGCTAACATGGCTACCTCAGTCTTCTTCAACAACTACAAGTTCAGCGGTGAGCAAGACCTCATCATGTCGCTCATTACGGAATCGATCCGTCAGTACGGCATGGACGTGTTCTACATTCCTCGCGTGCTCGTGGCGTACAATAATCAGTACGGAGAAGACGCAGTCAGCCAGTATCGCAAACCATACCCAATCGAAATGTACATCAAGAATGTGCAGGGCTTCGAGGGTGAGGGCGACTTCCTGCAGAAGTTCAACTTGGAGATTCGCGACCAGATCACATTCACTGTCTCACGTCGGGCATTCGATCAGGAAGTGACGCGAATGAACAATCAGGAGCGACCAAACGAGGGCGACCTGATCTACTTCCCGTTGAACAAGAAAATCTTCCAGATCAAGTTCGTCGAGCACGAAGCAATCTTCTATCAGATGGGCGAGCTGCAGACATTCGACCTTCGTTGCGAGCTGTTCGAGTACAGCGGCGAGCAGCTGATGACGGGCATTCCAGAAGTCGACGGCATCCAGACGTCCGAATCGTTCAACCTCGACAACTGGGGCATCCTGCTCGAGGGATACGCTGCTACGTACTTGCAGCTTCACAGCGAAGATGGTCACGGCCTCATTCAGGAAGCGTATGATCTTGAGGAGCAGCTCCCGATCTCCGACAACCAAGAGATCGAGGTTGCCGCAGAAGCGATCATCGACTTCTCTGAGGCTGATCCGTTCTCTGAGGGTAACTACTAATGTTGAACAACGTCTTCTACCACGGCCTCCTGCGGAAGTACTCTGCAGTGTTCGGCACACTGTTCAACGAAATCTACATCAATCGCTGGGACAGCAACAACACTGAGGTCCAGTCGATCAAGGTGCCGCTTACGTACGCGCCGAAGGACAAGATGCTCGCACGTCTGAAGGCTGATCCGTCGCTGAACCAACCCGTTGCAATCACGCTCCCCCGCATGTCATTCGAGATCATCAACATCTCATACGACCAGTCGCGGAAGCTGTCGACAACGCATAAGCTACCTGCCCCAATCGACGGCAACAAGACGTCGATGAAGTACACGTATCGCGAAGTCCCATACAACCTCGACTTCCAGCTCTACGTCCTCGTGAAGAACATCACGGACGGAAACCAGATCGTCGAGCAGATCCTCCCGTACTTCACTCCGTCATGGACTGTGACAGTCAACCTGATCGAAGAGTTGGCAATCAAGCGTGACATCCCCATCATCTTCCAGGGGATCACGATGGACGACCAGTACGAGGGGAACTTCGAAGAGCGCCGGGCCCTGATCTACACGCTGAACTTCTCGATGAAGGGGTTCTTCTACGGACCGATCCGTGAAGTCGGCGTCATCAAGGTCGCAAACACGAACTTCTACGATGCGACGATCTTCGGCGACATCGATGATGCAGTTGGCAATTCAACGTGGCTTGAGACAATCACCGTTCAGCCTGCGATGTACGCCAACGGCAGCCCGACAACGAACGCTGCAGCGTCTGTTCCAGTGTCTCAAATTGGGCCTGAAGATAACTATGGTATTGCAGTGAACATTACGGACAACACACAACCATGAGCACTCCACTCGCCAATTCGCTAAACATGACTCCCCTGCCTACGACGCAAGTACAGCAGGTTGAGGTCCTTCCTGCTGTGTCTGAGGACGCAGACGATCAAGCTGTGCGTGACAAGTCTGCTGCGGACTATGAGTTCGCTCGACAGAACATCACGGACGCAATCGTCAAGGGCCAAGAAGCTCTCGACGGCATCCTCGAGGTCGCACGGATCGGCCAGCACCCACGTAGCTTCGAAGTTGCTGCAACGCTCGTCAAGAGCGTAGTTGACGCGAACAAGGAACTCCTTGCTCTGTCGAAGCAGCAGCAAGAGATCACCACAGCCGGCAAGCCCACACAGGGCCCAGCAGGCAAGACGACCAACAATCTGTTCGTCGGATCGACGGCAGATCTCCTACGGATGCTCAAGAACCCTGACGCCAGCGGAGAATAGCAGTGGCGTATAAGGGCAATCCGAAGCTCTCGTCAGCGCAGACGAAGATTGAATTCACGCCAGAGCAGTTGCGTGAGTACAAGCGCTGCATGGACAATCCGATCTACTTCATCCAGACGTACGTCAAGATCGTCAACGTCGACAAGGGTCTCGTCCCATTCAAGCTGTACAAGTATCAACGGGAGATGATTGAGACTGCTCTTGGAAAGCGTTTCACAATCTGCAAGCTCCCTCGTCAGGCTGGTAAGACGACTGCTACGGCTGCTCTGATGCTGTGGATGGTGCTGTTCAACGAGAACCACAACATTGCCATTCTCGCCCACAAATACCAGCAGGCTCGAGAGATCCTCTCGCGTATTCAGCTCTCATACGAACACTTGCCTCCGTTCCTCCAGCAGGGCGTCGTCGAGTGGAACAAGAGCTCGGTCGAGTTGACGAACGGGTCGAAGATCATCGCGTCTGCAACGTCGTCAAGTGCGATTCGAGGCGGATCGTTCAACCTGATCTACTTGGACGAGTTCGCGTTCGTTCCGAACAACATGCAGGAGAGCTTCTTCGCTTCTGTCTACCCGACGATTTCATCTGGTCAAACAACGAAGGTGTTCATCACATCAACACCCAACGGTTTGAACACGTTCTTCAAGTTGTGGAACGATAGTGAACAAGGGCGGAATGACTATGTGCGGATTGACGTGCATTGGTCCGATGTTCCTGGCCGGGACGAGCGGTGGAAGGCTGAAACGATCCGTAACACGTCTGAGGAACAGTTCCGTGTTGAGTTCGAGTGCGAATTCATCGGTTCGAGCGCTACGCTGATCCATCCAACGAAGCTTCGCAAGCTGACGTGGGTCCGTCCCGTAGAAGCCTCTAATTACCTTAATATATACTCTCATCCGGCGACATCCCGACTGTACATTATTACGGTGGATGTGTCAAGAGGGGTTGGACAAGATTATAGCGTTGCAACGGTGTTTGACGTGACCGAACTGCCATATAAAGTTACGGCCATCTACCGAAACAACGTTTTGAGCAGCCTGATGTTCCCTGAGGTTGTTCATCAGCTGGGGACGTTCTACAACAAGGCGGCGGTGCTGATTGAAACGAACGATCTCGGCCAGCCAGTCGCGGACACGCTCCATTATGACCTCGAGTATGATGGAGTGCTCGTCACGAACAACTCACAGAAGAAGGGTGGCGCTGAAGTCGGATCCGGTTTCGGTAAGAGCGCTCACTTTGGCGTCCGTACAACGAAGAAGGTCAAGAAGATCGGTTGTGCAAACTTGAAGACGCTAGTCGAATCCGACAAACTGACGATTCCTGACGAGAACGCAATCAACGAGCTGTACCGGTTCTCGCAGAAAGGTGATTCGTACGAGGCAGAAGAAGGACATGATGACATCGTTATGACGTTGGTGCTGTTTGCCTGGTTGTCGACACAGCCATACTTCAAAGAGCTGACGGACGTTGACATCCGACAGCGGCTGTATGCAGACAATCGCGCGCAGGTCGACGAGCAACTGATCGCTTTCGCACATGATGACGGCAATGAACCGCTAGAAGAGGTCGTTCACACGGCAAGAAACGACGATTGGCTGATGAACTGACTGAATTCTACGACCTTCTAAATAGCTCGCAAGTTAATAACGTACTCTAGGATTTTAGGAGACTTCCATGCCTTTCCAAGTTAGCCCAGGCGTAAACGTGTCAGAGATTGATCTGACCACAGTTGTACCTGCTGTTTCATCGACAGAGGGTGCGATCGCCGGCGTCTTTCGTTGGGGCCCTGTAAGCCAGCGCGTCCTTCTCAGCTCAGAGCAAGAGCTGGTTGCACGCTTCGGCAAGCCAACGAATTTCAATGCCGAAACATTCCACACAGCAGCAAACTTCCTTGCATACGGCAACAAGCTGTATGCAGTTCGCGTTGCCAACACCACAGATTCAAACGCAACGACTGGTGCCTGGAACGCTCTCGCGAACACTGGTGCAGTTACAAGCCGTACGAACTTCAACATCAAGAACGAAGACGACTACACGACAAAAGATGAAGCCGGCACAATCGCTGGTGACACAGACGTTCTGTACATCGCCAAGTATCCTGGTTCACTAGGCAACTCGCTCAAGGTTTCGGTTTGCGATAGCAACGCCGCATTCTCTTCAAACATCACGACAACGAACGTGACGTTCAACGCTGGTGCCGTAACAGCAACTCTGCACTTTGCTGCGAATGCTGATGCAACAGCCGCTTACGCGCTCCTGACACCAGGTGACGTGTTTGAGATCGGTAACACATCGATCGGCAAGCAGCTTGTTCGCACGGTGTACATCAACAACGGTTCAGGCCCAACAGGCAACACGGTTACTCTGCAGCTTGCAGATCGTATCACGCTTGCTTCAAACTGGACAACAGCAACATCAGTTCGCCGCTACTGGGAGTTCCACAACAGCGTCGACAAGACGCCTGGCCAGTCAGAGTACCAAGGCGAATTCGGTAACACGGCTGCCGGTGACGAGATCCACGTTGTGGTCGTTGACGAAGACGGCGCATTCAGCGGATCGCCTGGCACAGTTCTTGAAGTGTGGGAAGGCCTTTCACGTGCAACAGACGCAAAGACACGCGACGGATCAGCCAACTACTACAAGACAGTAATCAACCAGAACTCAGCGTATGTGTGGTTTGCTAACGACCGCACAAACGCCGGATCGAACACAGCGCTCAACGTTGCTACTTCAACGAACGTAACGCCATTGACACAGTCGTTCCTCGACGGTACAGACGGCTCAGCGGAAGATGATGTTGCTCCTGCTCTGGTAACAGGCGGCTACGACATGTTTGCCTCAGCGGCAGACATCGATGTGTCCCTCATCCTTGCTGGTAAAGCTCTGGGTGGTTCACACGGCGAGCTCGTTCCTAACTACATCATCGACAACATCTGCGAGACACGCCGCGATTGCGTAGCGTTCATCTCTCCAGATCGTGCGGACGTTGTTCGCAACGTTGGTGACGAAGTGGATGACGTTGTTCAGTTCCGCAACGCGCTTCGTTCAAGCTCATACGCTGTCCTCGATAGCGGCTACAAGTACCAGTACGACAAGTACAACGACGTCTACCGTTGGGTTCCTCTGAACGGCGACATCGCTGGTCTCTGCGTACGTACGGACACGACACGTGACCCATGGTGGAGCCCAGCTGGCTACAACCGCGGTCAGGTGAAGAACATCGTCCGTCTTGCGTACAACCCAGATCAGGCTGATCGTGATGTGATCTTCAAGGCTGGTGTAAACCCAGTCATCACGGTTCCTGGCCAGGGCACGCTTCTGTTTGGCGACAAGACACTGTCTGCCAAGCCAAGCGCGTTCGACGCAATCAACGTACGCCGTCTGTTCATCGTACTTGAGAAGGCAATCGCAACGGCTGCTAAGTACACACTGTTTGAATTCAACGACGAGTTCACACGTGCACAGTTCCGCAACCTCGTTGAGCCGTTCCTCCGCGATGTTCAGGGTCGTCGTGGTATCTACGACTTCCGCGTAGTGTGCGATGAGACAAACAACACCGGCGAGGTCATCGACCGCAACGAATTCATTGGCGACATCTACATCAAGCCAGCTCGTGCAATTCGTTACATCCAGCTGAACTTCGTGGCAGTTCGCACGGGTGTTGAGTTCTCTGAAATCGTCGGCCAGTTTTAATCGAGGAGAATAAGAGATGCCTTTCAACATCAACGAAATGCGCAGCCACCTTACACTAGGTGGCGCTCGCAACACGCTGTTCCAAGTACAGATCACCAACCCCGCCAACGGGGTTGCTGATGTCAAGGTTCCATTCTTGGTACGTGCTGCGCAGCTTCCTGGTTCAGATCTTGGTCTGATCGAAGTTCCGTACTTCGGTCGTCGTATCAAGCTCGCTGGAGACCGTACATTCGCTGAATGGACAGTCACAGTGATCAACGACGAAGACTTCTTGATCCGTAACGCCATGGAAGAGTGGTCAAACCGTATCAATACGCGTCAGGGCAACCTGCGTGACTTCGGTTCGGCTTCACCGCTTCAGTACAAAGCAGTTGCTGAAGTTACACAGTTCTCGAAGACAGGAGTTCCGGTTCGCACGTACAAGTTCAATGGCCTGTACCCACAAGCGATCTCCCCAATCGAGCTCGACTGGTCGACGACGGACACAATCGAAGAATTCACTGTCACCTTCCAGTACGACTGGTGGGAAGTCAGTGGCGGCATCACCGGCAACGCCGGCGGCGTCTGATAAGTATATGATGAAGCGAGGAGCAGCCGCTCCTCGCCCTCCAATGGGGATGTGAATGGCCAATTTCTTCGGTTTCGAAATCAAACGAAAGAAAGAAGAGGAGCAACTTGCTCTGCCTTCGTTCGCGCCTGAAGTCCAAGACGACGGCGCGGTTATGGTTGCCGCTGGCGGACACTATGGCCAGTACGTTGACCTAGAAGGAACAGTTCGTTCAGAAGCAGAACTGATCACCCGCTACCGCGAGATGATGCGTCAACCAGAGCTCGATGCAGCCGTTGACGAAATTGTGAACGAAGCAATCACCACAGATATCACAGAAGACATCGTCAAGCTGAACCTGGACGATGTTGAAGTCTCAGCCTCAATCAAGAAGCTGATCCAAGACGAATTTGACCTGATCCTCGAGCTGCTGAACTTCAACAACCAAGCGTACGACATCTTTCGTCGCTGGTACGTTGATGGTCGCCTTGTGTATCACGTGATCATCGATCCTGCAAAGCCTGGTGAAGGCTTGCAAGAGCTCCGTTACATCGACCCGCGCAAGATCCGCAAGATCAAGGAAGTGAAGCGCAAGAAGGACCCGAACACAGAGGCGTCCGTCGTTGAACAACAGCGCGAGTTCTACATCTACAATGAGAAGGGTTTCCAAGCGAAGGTCGGCCCGAACTCACAGACTCAGGCAATGCAGACAACCGGCATTCGTATCGCTCGCGACTCGATTGTTCAGTGCGTATCAGGCCTGACAGACACAAACAACACGATGGTGCTCTCGCACCTCCACAAAGCAATCAAGCCGCTGAACCAGCTCCGCATGCTAGAAGACGCTGCAGTCATCTATCGTCTCTCTCGTGCTCCAGAACGTCGGATCTTCTACATTGACGTTGGTAACCTTCCGAAAGTCAAGGCCGAGCAGTACCTCAAAGACATGATGACGCGCCACAAGAACAAGCTCGTGTACGATGCTTCGACTGGTGAGGTTCGCGACGATCGCAAATTCATGACGATGCTCGAAGACTTCTGGCTCCCACGTCGTGAAGGCGGCAAGGGCACAGAGATCTCAACGCTTCCGGGCGGCCAGAACCTCGGCCAGATGGAAGACGTGCTGTACTTTCAGAAGCGTCTCTACAACGCTCTGAACGTACCGATGACACGTCTCGAGTCGAGCACACAGTACACACTCGGCCGCGCGACAGAGATCACACGCGACGAAGTTAAGTTCGCACGCTTCATCGATCGCCTGCAGAAACGCTTCTCCCTGCTCTTCGTTGACCTTCTTGAGAAGCAGTTGATGCTGAAGCGAGTGGTGACGAGCGAGGAGTGGGCCGTTCTCCAGCAGCAACTGCTGTTCGAATACGGCAAGGATAACTACTTCGCCGAGCTGAAAGACGTTGAGGTTCTCACAGGACGTATCAATCTCCTGAACGAGATCTCCCCGTACGCTGGCAAGTACTACTCGCACAAGTGGATCCGTCAGAACATCCTTCGCCAGGACGAGGAAGAGATTGAAGCGATGGACAAAGAGATTGCTGAGGAGGCTGTCGATCCTCAATTCATGCAAGCAAACCCAACGGATGGTGCTCCTGATGCATCTGGTGGAGGTGGAATGCCTCCTGAAGATAACGCAGGCGGCCCGCCGGGAAACCCTAACGCTAAATAGGTGACGTATGGCTGATAACAATGTAGACACAAACACAGACGAGAACGACGAAGTTGCGCAGATTAGCGACGTCGACGCGCTCATCGATGCTGCTCGTGAGGGAAGCGTTTCGTCATTCAAGGACATGTTTGATGAGCTGATGCAGGCACGTGCCGTCGAAGCTCTGAACACA